ATGAAACTCATCAGTAACGATCTGCGCGATGGCGATAAATTGCCGCATCGTCATGTCTTTAACGGCATGGGTTACGATGGCGATAATATTTCACCGCATCTGGCGTGGGATGATGTTCCTGCGGGAACGAAAAGTTTTGTTGTCACCTGCTACGACCCGGATGCGCCAACCGGCTCCGGCTGGTGGCACTGGGTAGTTGTTAACTTACCCGCTGATACCCGCGTATTACCGCAAGGGTTTGGCTCTGGTCTGGTAGCAATGCCAGACGGCGTTTTGCAGACGCGTACCGACTTTGGTAAAACCGGGTACGATGGCGCAGCACCGCCGAAAGGCGAAACTCATCGCTACATTTTTACCGTTCACGCGCTGGATATAGAACGTATTGATGTCGATGAAGGTGCCAGCGGCGCGATGGTCGGGTTTAACGTTCATTTCCACTCTCTGGCAAGCGCCTCGATTACTGCGATGTTTAGTTAATCACTCTGCCAGATGGCGCAATGCCATCTGGTATCACTTAAAGGTATTAAAAACAACTTTTTGTCTTTTTACCTTCCCGTTTCGCTCAAGTTAGTATAAAAAAGCTGAACGCGGAACAGTAAAAGTAAATAATATCAATGCATTGCGACGCATCTAGTCTAAAAAATAGACTGTATGATACTACAAAACACAACATATCCAGTCACTATGAATCAACTACTTAGATAGCATTAGTGACCTGTAACAGAGCATTAGCGCAAGGTGATTTTTTGTCTTCTTGCGCTAATTTTTTGTCAACGCACTGGGTTGGTTGAATTTACAACCATGCTCAGTATCTCGATAAACGCAGAGAAATGATGCAGTGGTGGGCGGATTGGCTTGATGAAAAAGTGGCATAGCGCCACCTACATCCCTGGGAAATCATCAAACTAACCTGCACGCGCATCGTTGATGATGTAGGTGATCACCACAAATACAGGTCGAGAAGTCTCAGAGGCCTAATTCTTGTCAGGAATCCTCTCCCTCTTTCCGTTATCCAGATTTTCCAGATGCGGTTGCGGGTATGTCAGGTAACGCTTAATTCTGAACTCACCATCAGTTGCACAAACCAGCAATGAGCCATCACATGGGTTCAAAGATGCATCAACGACAAAGAGAGCGCCACTTAGGATGCCTTCCCGGTAGTGTGTTGCCCCCGTTTTCATGAAGTAGGTAGCCACTGGCCTCGATATGATACGCTTGTCGATCGATATGTGCTCCTCTATGCAGTCTTGTGCAGGACTGGGGAATCCCATGATGCACCTCCGATAATCGCTGTATGCACATACAGTAATTATTTGTTGGTGGCGGAGTTCAACAAGAATGGAGTATGCTTTGCTAAGCAGGCGAATGCGTATAGGGAATTTTTTGAGTGGTAGAAGTACGAGTGTAAGACTGAATGATAGACATGCAAGACCATGGAGACTTGAATGTACATGGAAATCAATTAGACTCTAACTTTACCTACCTATAGGGGTCACTGATGAATAGCAAAATTGTAGTTGCAATTAACATCGTCGCGTTTTTGCTTCTGGTTTACTTCGTAAACAAGCACCACCCATTCATGTAGCCATCCATGGCTGCATCATCAAATCTGAATCCATGTCGCTCCGTCGAACATGAATCCTATCTTGTCTCCACCGCTAAGCACCTTGGTAGAGTTGTCTGAAGTGACGATGTGACCTCCTGATGATGGAACTATAGACAGCGTGAATGATGGTGATGCGTTTTGTAACCACCATGTGTAACCCGGGCTTATCACTCCACCTTCTTGAGTGGTGATGTTAAGCGTCGTAATGGATGAGTTACTAAGTGGCGTTAACCTCAGGAATGAAGAGTTAGTTGCACTGCTCCTCAGGTACACGCTTCCGACATTGGTATCAATGTTTTGCGTGTCGTAACCTGGTTTCGGAGCCCCAACACCAAACACGTTCGCCTTATAATTGGTAAGCGTGTTGTTTTTATAGTTATTAAGATAGGTAATGCCAACAAGTACATCCTGACTGTAGTTGATGGTAGGGAACACGTTGCTGATGTTAGAGCTTCCTACTAATGCTCCAATGTTTATTGAGTCGTTAGCATGCGTTGATTCGTTTGTTATTCGTCCAGTTACGTTTGTCAGGTTAAGGAAGTTACATGTCTGGGCATCTATTAGCATTCCCGCTGCTTCACCTATAGCAACATTGCTGATATTGGCTGTGTAAATTTTATCAACTGCAGTTCCAGCCAGGCAGATTGATGCAATGCGTGATGAACTCGCAGCTACGTTATTAATATTAATTTCATTAATGACGTTCTCAGCAGCCTGCACCACGATATCATAAGAGCAACCAGACGAGGTCACGTTACTTATGTTTACTTTTTGAAGTTGTGCATCCAGCGAGAAAACCCAAACGCCAATAGATGTTAATCCATTACCATCAATAACAACATCACTAAGAATTGATTGGCTTCCATCGCCAAATACACTGTCTGATTTGATGATTATTCCGTTTTGGTTGTTTTTTACTACAACACCGCTTGATACGGAATAATTACATTTCTGTGCATAGCCATATAAGTTCTGGCAGCCAATGATATCTCTCACCGTTGAGTATTTGTAACCCTCACAGAGAATTGCATGGTAAGCGTCAGATGGGTTTCTTCCAAGACCTACACAGTTTCGGATGATACCAAACAGCCCATTCTTTCCAGTTGCGGAAAGCACTAGCGCATCACCACCAGAAGTGAATGTGGCTGAACCGTGGTCTACACCAAAGTTTTGCACCTGAACACGAGTTCCGGAAAATATCATGGTACCGACAATGATGCTGCCGTTTTCCAGCTTGGATAGCGTCGCGTCAGGGCTTGGGCGACGGACGCCCATAACGGATATTTTATCGGTGGATATGGTTGGCCCATTCCACACATAGCGTTTATTAAGCAGGAGCAATGTTTTCCCTGTAGAAGCACACTCAGCAATTGCCGCACTAATCGCCGCTGTGTCATCGGTAGTGCCATCACCCTTCGCGCCGAACTGATCAGGAGTTACGTACCACCCATTAGATGTAGTCAGGATGTCTAACTCTGCCTCGACAGTGGAATCTCCATAACCAACAAGGGCAGCACCATCAGGACCAGTCAAATCAGCCTTAAATGCTGGCAATGCCTGGTCCGGGTCATACTTCAGCACGTTTGGGAAATAGAATTGCTGAGCACCATAGGCATCATAAACAGCCATAGAATGGCCTTGCACGGTAACGAATTTAGCAATCTGTCCGTTATATACCGGATATCCAGCAGCGTTAATGATGATTGGTTGCGAAACAGGAACGTGAGAACCATCTTCGTTCTCTACATAAACCTGAATCTGGTTTTCAGTGTTTACCGGGTCAGCGTCAATTTTCCCGATATAAATCTTTCCATTAGCTACGGCTTTAAAAGAACGAGCCATAGTGAAGAGTTGCGAAGGCATACTCACTACAACATTGGGTGTAATGTCTGGCATTATACTTTTACCTTGCAGGTTTTGAGATGCTGCAAACTTAACTGGTAAGAGTGACGTCAGGCCGAGCAAAGACTTTAGAAGAGTTCTTCTTTTCATGATTCTTCATCAATTGTGATGGTCTAAAGGAATCATGCAAAAAAGAGTGTCTGTTATCAACCTGACAGTCACTTAAGTTGCGCAGCATTGCGTTAAAGTTTGATATAGAGCAGCAACATTAGATAAAGCTATTCATTCATACCGCTTAAAGAGGCGACAATACCAGCTCTCGACAAGCGATTGAATTCATCGCTACCAATAGCATCGCGTATTGCTTTTACGGCGGCTTTATTTGCCATAAATCTGCGTTCCGCCGCCGCTAATGCTTCTTTGCTTCCGCCTGCTCTTACTGCTTTGGTGGCTTCCTGAACAGCTTTCTCTATCGCATATCGACCACTGCGTGTGGTGGCAATTTTAGATACAGCGCCTTTTAACCCGGCGCCAACTAAAGCACCTGCGGCAGCGCCTGCAATGCCCCCTCCTGCTCCACCAACAATGGCACCTGATGTTGAGTTGGCAATTGCATTTAACACTGTTGATGTGACGTTGGATAAACCAGCATCCAGATCGCGTAGTACATTGGCAGTTCTCCCTGTTCTTTCAATATACTGCTGAGGTTTCACTGCTGCTCTTGCAAGAGTGCCATATGCATCAGCAATTCTTCCAAGTTCTGAGGAATATCTGCTAATGGCTTTTACATTTTGTGGTGTAAGTATCCCTGCGATATGGTTAATTCCTGCTGCATCAGATTTGCCACCACGTACACCATGCGAGATAGCATCCTGCAACATTGATGATATAGCAGGAACACGCTCTGATTCTGGCAGCGCGCGGATCATAGAATGGAATCCAGCAGGACCATTAAGACCTTTAGCTGACGATGATTGAAGAGATTTTACTCCATTCGTAATCAGTGCATCTGTTGCCAAATCACGCCCAAAAACAGACTCTGCACTCTCTTGTGCGGATAGTCTCGCTTTAGACAGATCATTAGCTTTTTGCCAGTCATCAAAAAATCCGCCGTTTTCCGCCATTGTGCGCATATCATCAGTAATTGCCCGACGTATTTCCCCTGCTCTCCTTGCCGCATTTGCCTCTCCGCTACGCTTATATTTTTGCTCCGCATCAGCAAATTTCGCTCTCCATGCTTTCATGCCATCAAATGTTACTCCACCTTGATTGTTTGCCTGAACAAACTGTTTCATTTCAGGAGTAAGCGGTATGCCAGCAGATCGCTCTGCCTGAATAACGGCATTACCATTTAGCATTCTTGCTTTTTGATTTGGCATTGTTGACCGCACGTCATCCCATGCCGCGCGCTCAGCATCCTTCATCTGATCAAGATTTTGAAGAATCCTTTGTTTTATAGCCGCACTTTTTTCTGATGCCGTTCCAGATGCGGCCCCAAATTCATCAAGGTTTCGACTTAACTTTGATGATATTTCGTTAAATGCTGCCTGATGGGCATCCTGAACAATCCCTGGTGTTGATGCCAATGCGCCTTCGGCTTGTGCAATTCCACGACTTCCAGATCGCATTCCTGGTGTTAATGCGTTTATATCAATTCCAGCAGACTCAGCCGCTTTTGCTACATCTTCGGACACATTAGCGGCCTGACTGGCAATTGACTGACGCCCAGCACCTGACTTTGCCATCCTGGAAACATCATTAGCAGAATTCAGTGCTGCACCACCAAGAGCCTGTGAAACCCTTGGCGCAATAACGCGCCCGACACCTGAAAGAACGCCTTGAGCACCAATATTGATACCACCGTTAATGGCAGCATTTTGTGCAAAATCACCCTCCTGATTTGCAGCATCAGCAAGAGAACCGGCAATCATGTTTCCTGCGGAACCGATGTCTCCTGCGAGCTTTGCTGGCGCTCCAGCAGCTTTTGCCGCTGCGCCAATTGGCAGGAGATACCCACCAATTGTTTCACCGGCTTGTGCGTAAGGGTCTGTCGGTCGATCGACAGGGCGATAAACATCATCCAAAACCTTGGGGCCACCAAGCCCCTGACTGATTGCATTAATCAGACTTGCGCCACCCTGCAATACGTCAAATGGTATGTTTACCAGACCACGACCAGCCTGTTCTGCAATTTGCCCTGCACTTTGACCACCTGTGAGCCAATCGCCAGCTTGTTGCATCAATGATGGTTCTTCACGTGCTGGTTCATTATTGGCCTGATTAACTGTTTGTTGCTGAACAGGTTTCGGTGCGACAGAACTTACGGGTTGAGGTGGCTGCTGACTGGCTGCCTGCTGCTCAATCTGAGCAAATGGATTATTTGGGTCTGACTGCACACCTGATGCCGATACTTGTTCGGATGACTGTACTTCCAGTTGTGCAAACGGGTTGTTAGGGTCTTGCTGAGGATGTACCTTTGCAGAGGTGGCGCGCTGTTCGACTGTTGAGTCTGTCACCGGGTCACCCACCCATTGAGCAAAGCGATCATCAACGTAACCGCGGCCTTCAGGTCCTGGCGTATATTCACCACGCTTTGCCTTCATAACGTTGCCGGGACCGTCGTGATAAGCCTGAAGAGCGTCACGCCAGTTACCAAACTGCTGGTACATCTTTGCCAGATAGCGCGCGCCAGCGTCAGCCTGATATTCGGGGTTTTGCATTTGCTCATCGGTATAACCCATATCACGCCATGTCCCAGGCATGACCTGAGTCAATCCTACAGCCCCGGCGGAGCTTACTGCGGCAGGGTTGTAAGAAGACTCCTTGGCACCCAGTGCAGTCATCAACCCTTCTGGCACACCGTAACGTGCGCCAGCCTGCTCTAACAAATCACGGTAATTAGCCATTTACTGCCCCAAAGATGGAAGATATCCGTAGCGATTAATGAAGTCGATTGACAGCTCGGGGTGCTGCTTCAGGTAATCTATAGAAGCCTGAGGCGCTTCCACTCGCTTGATACCGTTTTGCTGAACGTACTTACCAACCGCCTCATTACGCTTCTGGTTGAGCGTGTTCAGGATGACGCCAGCGTTGCGACGAAAGGACTCCTCGCTCTGCGAGTTCTGCAGCGAACCAACAGCCTGGTCGAGCTTTTTGCCCTCGGCATCAGAAAGTGCGCCCATGCCTCGCATGGCCTGAACCGCTGTCAGGTATGCTTGGGATTTAAAGGTATCAAGTCGTGCCTGAGTGTCTGCAGCCTGTGAGCCTGGAACGTTGGGGATTACTCCACGTAAGCCTGTAATGCTCTTAAGTGAAGGAGAACTAACGATATCGTTCAGAGTGAACATGCTGGTTGTGAGGGTGTTGATGCCGTCTTTGTAGCCATCATTTAGCGCTTGCTGCTTCTGCTGCAACTGCTGGTTGTTGGCTGCTATGCGGCTCTGTATTTCCTGGCGCTTCAGGTCGTTAGTTTCTGCTGATAGCATCCGGTCAAGGCGCTTATTTTCGTTGTTAATGCGGTTTGTTTCTGCGTCCAGATTAATGCGCTGCTGACCTAAATTCGCCTGGATATCTTGCCCGCGCATTGTGATTGCCTGATTCCGAGCGGCGGTTTGCGAATCCAGATCCTGACCGCGCATGGTAACCTGGCGACCCTGCATTTTATCCTGTAGGTCAAAGTATTTTTCGGGTCCGAGACTGTTCATCCCCAGGTGATCGACAAATTCGCCGAACTGCCGCGGGTTCTGTTGGTACATCTGAGCGACGTCCTGAGGATTAACGCCAACACGAGCTAACTCACCGGCGTTGTTTTGCAGCCATGATTGCATTGCTTCTGGAGACGATGACGCAAGGCGTGCGCCAGCCGCTAAGGTGCCGATAGAATTACGCTGGTCTTCATCAATGAATCCCATGCCTTTACGAACGGATTCAATCTGGTCTGGATATTGAGTAGCCAACTGACGCAAAGCACCGCGATCACCAGACGCATAAGCATTAGCGTACGCCTGCTGAAATTCTTTCTGCCGCTGAGCCTGCTTTTCCTGCTGAAACACCCCTGCAATACCTGAAAGGCCTTGCAAAGCAGTCAGTCCAACATTGTTAGCGCCTGAACGCTCAATATCATTGTTCTGCCTGATAAGCTGAAGCGTATTGCCGATGTCATTTACGCTCGGAGCGTTTGAGTTGACGCCGCCGATACCAGCCAACAATCCGCCGTTTGTTCCTTGCCAAGTAGCCATGATTACCCCTTAAAACAACGAGCCAAGCAATCCGATACCAGCACCAATGCCAGCGCCCCAAGGCGTTGATGTTCCCAAAAGGCTGGCAAGACCTGCACCGGCAATCGCACCAGACGTGCCACCGCTAATTGCAGTCTGAAGACTTGATGGTTTATTGGCATTAGCAGCGGCAAGAGCTGCGCTTTGCTGTGCAATGCTGCTCATGTTGTTGGCGTACGTCTGCCCGGCGTTTGCCTGACCTTGCAGAGCACCAAGCCCAACGTTTGCCAGATTGTTGTAATTGCTCATCTGGTTTGATAACCAAGACTGACCGAGTGTCGGCGCGATCGTAGCCAGTTGATTGCTTGTGGCTGTCGAACCAAGTCCACCCGTCGCCTCAGCAGCAGCAAGACTCTGGTAACGAGCCTGACCTGCAAGGTCTTTATACTGCTGAGAGTTGTAATACTGATTAAGTGCCTGCCCCTGACCTTCTAAACTGGAAATGTTCTGAAGCTGGTTAACATACTGCTCCGCAAGAGGCGTGAACGGAGCAAGGTTTTTCATGATCGTCTGCCACTGCTGATTTTGCAGGTCTGCGGCATACTTCTGAGCTTCTGCGGCATACTTTGCGCTTTTATCAGAACTGCCACCTTTCCCGCCTTTTTCAGGGCAATAAGGTTCCTCGCCGCGCAGTTTTCTGCCCAGCTTAAATGCATATAACATGGCTATCTCCCGTGATTCAGGAAGTCGATTAGTTCTTCGCGTGTGGCGCTGTAAAACGTCACGTCATCCACGCCTTTGAAGTATTTTTTGATGGTTCCTACACGATTAAGGCCAATCATTGCGCAGTACATCTGACCGTGGCGGAATTTGCGTGCAGCGAACGATGTGACGCACTGAACGGTGGTGTTAGTCAGAATGTATCGCCAGAAAGCCAGCCCGATTTCCTTGCTGAATCCGCGAATCTCTGGCAGGTACATGGCGTGGCAATCAAAGGTCAGCGGCTGAATCTCCTGATAGTAAACAATTCCGCCGAACTGCCCGTGCACGTTAACCTCAAAGTAACGGCATTCATGTTTGTAGTCATATCCATCACCGTTGTTGCTCCCGGCGATAATGTCAGGGTGATTTCCTACTGCTTCGATCAGGTCGATGTTTCGCGTTGGTTTGAATGTAATCATCAGTCAATCAGCCCATGTAATCTAAGTGCCGTTTCAAGCGCCAGAATACGCTGCCGCGCCTGCTGCAAACCTGTAGCGAGAGCTGCGACTTCGGATTGTGTGTACGTAGTGCCGACCGTGTATGACTGGTTAGCGTTGAATGAGCCAAGAAGAGGTGTACCTGTGGCTGCAGTCCATCCGGTATTTCTTGCTCCAACAACCTGAATTCCATCAACTGAATATGATGTTTTTACATCCAGCGGTGACGCAAGAGACTGCGATTCGGTTACGGTTTTCGATACGTAATCACTCTTAATGCCAGAGACATCGTTTTCTACGTCATCCAGTCTTTGGTCAACAGTGACCAGATGCGCCTGAATATCGATAACCTCATCCAGCAAGTAATCAACATCGCTACGCAGTACGACTATCTTCCCTTCGGCAGTTGTTAACCTGACCTCAAGTAGATTTATCGCTTTTGTGTTTGCGGTGATTCTTGCGTCGTGATCAGCCAGTTCGACATCCTGTTCATCGTTTTTTACCTGGGCATCGTAAGCGCCCTGACCAGCCTGATTTGCCTTCCCGGCAATTGCGCCGACATCAGCCCCCTGATTAATGACATACAGCAGGTAAGACTGGCTGAATATATTGCGTGGAAGGATTGATGTATCGAGCCGCGTCGCCTGCACAATAACAGGGGTGTTGAGATTCGAATCAGCCATTACTCAATCCTTATCTGGCAACCAGACAGGGTGACAGGTGACTTCGTGATAACGCGCAATTTGAAGCCAACATTTTTCCTGATGCGCCCGACTCGCTTCCACAAAACGCGCTTGTCGTAAACGAACGGTTCATTCTGCTCAATCATCTGCTCACGACCGTAATTTATGCCGTCAGTGGTTGCAGAGAGGAACAGGCGGTCGGCGTACTGCGCAACGCCAGTTGACGATTCAACTTCAAGGTCGAAAACTCTGGCGTTATCCGCTTTGAACAGTGGAGTAAACAGCATGTGTTCTTGCTGTAGCCCATACTGGCTGCTGATGTCGAACTGCAATTTCCCGGTCACGGATTCCAGCTTATCGCCGCACGTTATCTGATTGCCTTCGTAAATGAAGTCGATAGCGCGGTACACATCGTCATACAGTCCTGTTTTCAGCACACACCATTGCGGACCATTGGCGCTTGAAGATGCGTCGTACACGAGGACGTGACGCGGAAGATGGATAATCAGCAACTCATGAGCATCAAACCGCAACGATTCCATCACGCCATCAGCCAGTTCATCAGCAGTGTAGGAGCGGAGGATTTTCTCAATGCTCGCACTGGCGATTTGTGACACCTGACCGGAGCCGATGATGTACACAGACGGCGCACCTGTTGCCGGATTGCTGATAAACGCATAGGAATCAGCAAACGGCGTTTTGCAGTAAGTTCCGGCAATGCCTTTCTGCACCATCAGCGATGGCTGTGCGACATACAACGCGGCACCAACAGTGGTTGCACCAGTCAGGGAGAAATATTCAATCGTCGATGAACCAAAGCAGACGATGAAGTCTCGCCATGTTCCGATGCCGATGATTCCGTCAGGCTGAGACTCGGCACGATATTGTGCGCTGTAGCGGTCAGGATGCGATTCGTCTTCAAGGTCAGTGATAAACCATGAATCCGTGCCGTCTTTTGACCACGCATAACGCCCACGTAAGCGTGTAATGTCACGGACTGAACCTAACTCATACTGAGTGAACCCGCTATCAGTAGGCCAGTTTGAGACGGTTTTAACCGTGCCATCATAGCGATACTCGACCAGCTGACCGTTAACGCCTACCGCCTGTGATGTCCGCCCATGCGCCATTGATACGCGACCACTTCCGGCAACATCACCGACTTCACTTTCGCCTTTGTACAGCTTGCCACCACACACACGATAAACAGCATTCTGCGCCATGTTGTACTCGACTCCGCGCGATACACCGTTCACATCAGAACGTTTGGCAATGCCCGGGAATGAGCGAAGATATCCGCTGCTGTTCAGGATTTCTTTGGGTGTAGCCAACATATTCGCTGGCAGATAGTCGATATAGTCGGCGTTTCGGAAGTCTTTGCCGACACCTTTCATAAGCGGAAGTTGCTGAATAGGCATTATTCGCTCCCGTTATCGCAAGGTTCCTTTCGGTGGAAGTAATTCCAACCATTCCACTTCGCCAACTGGTTACCACTACCAACAGGCATACGGTTTGGATAACCGGACTTACATTTAGCGGCTTTTGCTCTGTCCATTGCAGACAGTTTGACGAGTCGCTCTTTCCCGTATCTGGCAGTGGTTATAAGTTTTGCAGGCGCTTCCAGCGCATAATCTGGAGCAATGCGGCAGGCAAGGTTGAAAATGACGGCATTGATAGCGTTATTTGATAAACCGTGCTCATCGCCCGGATCTGGAGCGACATCTGCATCAGCGAAAATGTAGCCAACGTTGATACCAGGTGACGCATCACCTCCAAGCCATTCAGCCATCATCATTTCAAGGTCGTTGACGCCGTCTTCCATAGACTGCGGTTCGACATCGGTTAACGTGGCATTTGATGCCACACCGAGCTTACGTAATGCCGCAAGAACTAAATCACCCTTCGTTGTCAGGTTCATCTGCTGCCGCCTTAGGTTTTCGACCAGGCTTTTTACGCTGTTTTTCTTCTGGCTCTGGCTCTGGCTCTGGCTCTGGCTCTGGCTCTGCAACATCCTTCAGAAGATCATCAGGATGTGCAAACCAGCCAGCATCCAGATATTCCTGAAGCTCTTCGGCTTTCACGATTTCAAAGTCGTATCCAACGCCTTTCCATTTCTTCATGTCGCCATGACGAAAGATCATGTGTGTCATGCTTGTCTCCAGATAAAAAAGGGAGCCGAAGCTCCCTCTGGTTATCACGCGGTCTGGTTAGGCAGACCAACACCAATTGCCTCTGGTCGTACAGCACATGCTGAATACCACACAGCAATACGGCACTTACCAGACAGAGTGTTGATATCACCCTGCGTTGCGAAGATGCCGTTAACACCAATACCAGGAATGCTGAAGGAAGACGTTTTCATGCCAGCAAACAGCTCATGGGTTACCGGGATAGGCTGAGACAGCAGTCGGATTGAGTCATCAGCCCAGAACACGTTAGCGGTGGTTGTTGCCACGTTCAGAACGTTTACCGGAGTGGTATCAGCAAGAGAGGTGTTTACGTTAGCGTAAGCCTTCTCTTCTTTTGTCAGTGACGCGTCATCCAGTGCAATCGGCTTCGGCGTGATTTCGATGTGAGTACCATCGATCACACGGGTGATTGAGAAAGTAGCATCATCAGTCAGCACATTCTTCGCCATCTGAGACAGGAACTTCACACCAGTGAAGCTGATTTTGTCGCCGCGCTTAAATCCGGTGGTGGAGGATACGGTCACCGTTGCAACACGGTTGTCGACGTTCTCTTTGTTACCATCGGTATCAAGGGTGTATGCCTGCGGCTTAAACTTCTGCGCACCAGAAACAGTTACACCAGTAGCGGTTGACTTGGTAACTGCCGGAAGTTTCGGTGAGCGAAGAATTTCATCAAAGCCAGCAATCTGACGCTGAATAGTACCGTTGCGATACGTGTCTTCAGGAACGCGCCCAAAGATGTCACCATCTACCAGGTTGCGGCCTGCTTTGCGGTAATCGTCAGGGTTCAGGAAGTAACTGATGCCCATATCGCGGTTTAGCTCACGGGAGAACATCAGGCGCTCTGCATCAGACACAAAATCCCAGCCAGACAGGCCAGTAGATGGACCAATTGCGCGGGTATCGTGAACAACAAGTGAGCCCATTTCGGTTGCCTGTTTGGCAATTGCTGACTCAATGTTATTCGCCAGTTTTTTGGCGGATGCCTGGATGCGGCGACGGTAAGAACGCTCATCACGCAGGTCATCTGCACGAAGCTCGAAGAAATCGTTATCCGGATCGCCCATGTTGCATTTCACGGAGAGTTCCAGAATCCCGGTTGCGTTGCCAGTTAAATCCCAGCCAGTCTGAGTTGGCGCTTCCTGCTCAACAGGCATCCACACAGTGTTGCTTGAACGCTGCATGGATTCTGCCGGAGGGGTGTATTTTGTCACTTTGGACGCCATTGGCGTCAGGTTCTGGACGGTTTCGATGATTTCATCCAGAGCATACGTGACCAGTTGACCTTCATTTAATGCCATTATCGAATTCCTTTATTCAGTTGCGCCTTGAGCTTGCGGTACGTCTCTACATCCCCTTTGTTTGCTGCCGCTTCCATCTGCTTTTCAATCGCAGAGATATTTGCAGCAACAGCGTGTCCCTGAATGGGTTCATCAGGTAACGGGGCTTCTGAAACAGGCTTTGCTCGAGGCTTGAGAGTTAAACGTTCTGACAGTCGAGTGAGTTCAATCAGCGCGGATTGCCCGTCCATCGCCAGCAACTGGCGTGTTTTCTCAGGATTAGCACCAAGGTGATACATGAGAGCGGCGGATTTCTCCGGGAAGAGGCGCATGATGTCGGCACCGACTGCTGGCGGCACCAGTTGCATGAATGCATCCTCTTTCTCCTGATAGTCAGGGATATTGAGCTTTTCCGCTGCATCGTAGTGCTTACGGGCGGCCTCGACGTATTGCGCTGATTGCTGGGTGAACTCCTGAGTTTTGCGGCCCTGCTCGGCGACAGCCTGGCTTCGTGCGTCAATAGCCTTGATCTGCCATTCACTGTTTGCCTGCTGGAAGGCAGCCAGTGCGCGGCTCTGGTCATAGTCGTACTTAGCCAGTGCGTCTTCGGAAAGATAATCGTTAGGGTCTGGTTGTTTTGGTAACTCAGGGTTCACCCGCAGGTGCTCCGGCAACTCTCCACGCTTAACCGCTTCCATCTGCTGCTCAAGCTCACGCTGGCGTTTGCGTTCGATGCGGCGACGGGCAAATTCAGCATTAGTTGCCGGGTCTTGTTTTGGTTTCTCATCGTCTTTCAGGACAATCTCAAAGCCTTCTTCCTGACCTGCGTTGTCGTTGGCATTATCGACAACTAAGCCATCAGCAGATGCCGCTGCATGATTGCCGGGCAGGGTTAATTCTTCAGAAGCCTGAATGTCGGTGGTTTGTTCCATGATTAACTCTCTCTTATTGAGGTGTCTCGGCTACTCCGCCGGAGGGGATTTGAACTTGACGCATAAGATTCGCGAAATCCATGCGTTGTGAATGAGTCTGGTCTGCATCTTTAAGAAGCAGCTCAGCGTTAGCACGAGCATCTTTGCTGCGCTGTTGCTGGAATTGACCTACGAGCTTGAGGTACTCACGCAGTTCTGCCTGCTTGTCGAGGTCCATATTGTTGAAGATTTCTGCAATCTTCGCGGCGTTGAGTTGGTTTTGGGCTTCAACCTTGGCGGCTTCAACCTGAATCTGCGCCTGTTGGTTCTCTGCCTTGAGCAATTCAGCCTGACCTTGCAGAAGGATACCCTGCGCCTGAATTTGCTCTGCTGATGGCTGCTGCGGCTGTTGTTGTGCCTGCTGCACCATCTCCATCTCTTCAGGTGTTTCTGGTTTCTTCAGCCCCATCATCACCAGTTGCTTGTTCGCGTACTCTCGCATCATCTCGACGCCTTTACCGTCAAGCAACGTGAAGTATTGCAGCATCAGCATCTGGAACTCTGGAGTACCTTGCGGAACCTTGGTTAGCAACTCCTGAATCTCTGCGCGATTCTGTTCCTTCATGCTCTGGAAGGATGGCCCAACGTCCGTATAGCACTCATAGCGACCGCGAATGTCGTTGAGTGTGACCACATTGCCGGACTGATAATCGACAACTTGCGCATAGAGTTGAACGTCTTTCTCGCTTCCATCTTCAAGTGTCAGCGTTACATGACGAGGAACGTCATAAATATCGTTGACCATTGAGGCATAAATCTCGCCATCACGTCGCATTGCGGTAGCCAGGTTATCCTGAAACACGTATGTCTCAAGATCTGCCCGCATGTTCAGTTGATTGACGGTATCGAAAGCGACCTGAGAGTTTGCCGCCTGCGCATCCACGCCAAGACTAGCCACCTCTTTCACTGCGTTGGTGGCAGCCTCAAGCATGTAAGCGTTGGCTTGCGGCACTTCAGGGTTTTCCATGTAGGAGATTGGACCAATCGGCAGGTCGTTACCGTTTTCATCGGTCCTGTTCTGCAGATAGTACGGATAGTCATCATTTCCACCGTACATGTATTCGTAGCCTTCGATTTGCTCAGGGAAGAAGGTCGGTTTCTTCTTCGGTGAACGAGCAACAATATCGGCGTTGAACGACATGATCATGTTACGAAGGCGTTGACCGTCTTTCGTCAGCCTTACCACGCCCTCGTAGCACTCCTTGTCACCAGCGAATGACCATTCGCCGTACACAGGAACGATTGGGATATGCTCTCCGGCTATCTTCTCGCGGTCTTTCAGTATCTGCGTGCAGGTGATGATCGACTTATACACACGCCGACGCTTCACCTTGCGCTCTGCTACCTTAATGAATCCACGATTAGCCAGGTCGTCGATGACGTCTTTGATATCCTGCTGGTAATAGCTGACCGGCTCACCTGTCAGCGGGTCGCGGTAGATGAAGACCTTCTCTTTCTTCTCTTCGACCTCGTAATACTCAGCGACGTAGACGACATCATTCGATACCCACGGAAACAGCCATGTGTCGTTCGGATTCTGGAAAGATGGCAGGGTGTCCGGATCAATACCGTAATCCTCTGCGAACTCTTTCCAGCCATTGCGTGACAAGGCGTTAATCACCGTGCAGTGCTTAGCGTCGCTCTTATCCATCTGCTTGCTATTGGCGTCCCATATGACGTGTGAGCAGGCTTCATGGATTGGAAGGCGTCGGATTACCTGATTGTTGCTTGTTGGGTCGTTGTCTTCGTACTGTGTGACCAGACGCCATGCGCCAACGCCAGACTCTATCTGCTCACGAACGCCAACGTTAACGGCAATCTTTGCCGTGTTATGGCGCATATCAGTACGATACATCCCCATCAACACATCGGCAGCATCAGGATTAGCGCCATCTTTTGGTCGGAAGAGAACGTCGATAGGGTTCCGGCGCATCTCTGCGACAAGCTTCCTGACCACCGGGCGGACAACATCGAATTGTCCGCGATATTGCAGGGTGGTGTAGTTTGATAGCCAGTCATCCCATTGCGACACTCGGCTAAAATACAGGTCATTTGTCGCCTCGGTTCTGGCTTCATCGCTCGCCATCCAGTCCGCGTCAAACTTACACAGAATGGAATTGAGTCTGTTTTCGTCGGCCATTTAAGTTCTCCGTGCGATGGGCCTGATTGGGGCTGGTATCTTTTTCTCTTTTGGTTTTTTGATGTCGCGCATCATTTTTGCGAAGCGGCGCATCATGTATGCATAGCGAACGGCTGAGAGAACGTCGTCGTTAAGCTTGACGATTTTCCCGTTTTCATCACGGTGATAGAGGCGGAACTCCTCAAAGAATGGCTCACAGGTGTTGAATACTTTGAAGCGACCATCAAGCATCATGTCGCGCAATTCAGTGATTCCAGGCTCCACAGCGTTACCGCCATCAGGCCATGTCGCATGCTCCTGTAACATCATAAAACCAGCATCTGCATACTGCCCTTTGAGCTGCTCACCGCCGCCCTTCTCGTGCTGGTTTCCGTCATGAGGCCATGCAGTTGGCACTTTATGCGCCCATGATTTAACGGCTCCCCACGCCTGAACGGCTGTTTTTTCTTTCGCCTTCCACACGCGTGAAACGTAGATTGTGTCTGCGTCTTTATCCCACCAAAGCTGAACCTGCGCCTGCGGGTGATCCCATCCGAAATCCATACCGCCAATTACGTAGAAGTGATCAGGACACTCGAACGGCTGACACTTAATCGTCTCTTCCGGTATCTGGAAGATTCGACCACTACCCATCGTAGGAATACCGCGAGCTCGAGCCTCTCTCTCATGCTCTGGATAGGATGCGATGATTTGCTCTTTCTGCTCGTCGGTATAGTGCTCAGCGTCATAGATGGTCATGTTGACCACTTTCTGCGACTTGCTGGGATTCTTCAGGAACTTGGTAACAACGTCAGACATCCCCATCAGCGGGGTAAACGTCAGGATTGAGAATTGCCCGTATTTGTTGGTACGGGTAAGCCCTTCGCCATAAATGCTGTATGGTGGTTCTTCGTCAAACCACACTCCGTGGATTGTGTCACCCTGCCAGCGAGCACGACCTTGCGAGTATGGCTTGAAGTAGCAGATTGAAATGCCATCTTCAACGCCATCAGCCGTGTGATGCTTAACCAGAAGGTGATCAACAAGGTTCGGAAAGAAAGGAGACTTCTTCCAGCTAATGATGTCCTCTTTCGGTATGGAACCGTAGCCTGGCTCATCATTCTCTTCGATACGACCGCACAGGATGCGTTGAGTCGTTTTGGTTACCGTCTCGTTTGTCTCGCCGCCAATCCAGAAGACAACAGGCTCATAGAAACGCTTACCTTTCCACTCACCGCCATATTTACCATCAGCAGGATAGCCTTTTGTGCCCGGATAACGCCCGGTAAGGTGAAACGCGACTTCAGCAGCACCAGTAAATGACTTACCAAGCTGGTTACCAGCCATAAAACAGCGCTCTGGATAGTCATGCCCGGCGTCGATGAACTCACGCTGTTTGCTGTATGGCGTAAATTCATATAGCAGGTGTGTGTTCCGGTAGTTCTCTTCTTCTTCGAGTAGCTCGAGCAATTCGATTTGCTCTTCGTCGCTCAGGTTATCAAGAATCGCGTCCAGTTCCACGGTTGAATAGCTCCTTGATACGAGAGCGTCGCTTATCGCGATCTCCCTTATCAGGTGTCACGTCTTCAACTTGCGACTGCTCTTTGAGGCCCAAATCACGGGCGATGATATTAGCGTTGAGAAGGTCAGCGGCTGCGCCAGAGAATTTCTGGTCGTAGATGACCTGTTCTGCTCGCGTAACGACTTCAGATAAATCTTCTCGCAGGCGATATGTGCGCCATGTTTCAAGCGTCACATCAATGAACAGAGTGAGGCCGGTAATGGTCATCGCTCGCATCTTGGCGATAGGCTCTTGTATCACTTCACCCTGATACGAGAACGCCTTCATCTCCCATAGCGGGTTAGCTTCCACCCACTCGAAGTATTCACAACAAGCAGCCCACAGCGCCTCAGGCGATTCGAATTTAGGATTTCGCCCATGACTACTGCGGGCCTCCCAAAATCGGTTGCCCTTTGGTGCTGCCATATTCATCTCACTTAGTTGTTATTTCATGCTGAGGACTCTTTCGTGCCTTCAATCAGTGACTGCTTCAGCAATTCGAGTGTGCCAATCGCCTCGCATAAACTGATTTCACCATCGTAATCATGGATGACGCTTTCAAGCCGCTCGTATAGCTCTTGAGTAATTGGGAATTTCTTCTCCTTACCAAGATCAACGACGCTTGTCATAGAGGATTCCTATAATTTTGAATATCCAGACTCAAATACCTCAGCAGGAGAATATGATTCATATCCATCCTCATAGACAACGTAATAGCCTCCAGACATTGGTCGGTGCTTACAGATATATTCCGCGCTAACATCAAATGCTGCGTATTTCTTATCATCCGGATGAATAATTGCCCCATAACTAGAAGAGCCAGTCTTACCAGACTGATCTGGGTTTGGCTTATGTTCTATAGAGCCAATCTTCAGGGCGCGAACTTTTTTGTGGCACTGGTATCTCGGCATTTCTTGTTCAGTCATCTCTTACACTCCGGTAGTGAACAGGTCTAACGCTTCCTTCGATTTACGCACCGCTTCGATAGTGCGGGTCGTGATATCTGAATTAGCGCCGCCTGACTGGAAGTGAATTTTGAATAGCTCAAGCTTCAGCTCGTCAGTGCCAATGAACTGAAATGCTTCTTCTGCGGCTGCGTTCTGGTTCATGACCAGTTTGTAAATCTCTAACTGGAATTTCTGTTCTTCAGTCATGGGAATAATCTCTGCCATTGTTGGCTCCGTTTATCCGTTAAAAGGGATATCAGTTAAGATATCCCGTGCAGGGTATAAGCCATTGTCGAGACCACTCATTGAATGGTCTCTGCAATAACCGATGTCTTTCCATCAGTCCGCCACCACAAAGAATCTTTTTTGCCATAAGGCAGGAGGTTCATCTTTCAGTGGCTGCCAGTGTTATTTCCCCACTTACTGGCTTGGGTTGTATCGCTGTACTGCCGTAACTGGTTGCCCAGAATAAATTCCGGTTTCATTATCAAGCCCACCCGTAGATGGGCTTTGTAATGAAGAGCTGTTATGAAAATTGCTCTAAACAAGCATTAATAGCCATCAGAAGTAAGCGCTACAGATTTCAACCCCTCAATGTCATCCTTGGACAGGGCGAACCATTCACCGTGCTTTCTCTTTGCGGCAAATTTGCGATGAAGCATGTTTTCAGCTTCTCTTCCACCAGGGATCAGGCACTCAAGCTTCAAACAGTCTGGTCCAGAGTTGCCAAGCGATTTGATGCGTTGTGGAATGTTGGATGAATACCCAATTTTGGTTAGCCCAGTTTTCTTCGATGACAAAACGTATACCTGAGGAGGTTCTTTTCTCTGGTCTTCCATTACACGTCTCATTGTTGCCATAAGTCCGCCGTGCATCAGCATTTCAACAAAGAACGCTGACCGAACACCTGACGACTTAAGCATGCCAGAAAATTCACTTGCCAATTCCATTAACTCTGCGATGTTTTCAGGAACTTTTTGGCAGTTATCTTCCTTGTATAAGGAAATCATTCTTTGAAGCTTTTCTTCTAATTGGTTCATAGCGTCTTTACCTTTTAGAAAGTGAGCCTGTCTCACAGAAAAGCCGCCCGAGAGAGGTCGCCACCTATAACGGCATTTCTCAGGCTCGCTTACTGAAAGGCTCTCGTTAATATGCGCGTGAGATGCGCTGTGAAATTCAGATATAAAAAAGCCCCGCACCGCGAGGCTCATTAAATGGACTTTGTGATTTGCAAAAAAATTATTTCAGGCACTGAGTCCTGATGTACTCCTGCAGGTAGTTAACCTGCGCGGTTATCTTGTCGATTCCACTTCGGAGACGGTAATAATTGAGTTCAGCATCTGCTGTAAGTCCTGGGCTTTCTCCATCGCCCATGCCGCTGGCTCCGGTCGTTGACTTTGTACAGGTGGCGGCGACTTGCAGGCGCTTACGACCAGCAGAAACATCAGCACGAAGACTTTCGATAGTCGCGTTTGCATCAGCAAGCTCCTTTGTGTATCTGGCGTCGAGTTCTGCTACATCACGTTGACGCTTCTGCATGTCAGCGATGATGGATGTGGCTTTATCGCGCTGCTCTTTGTAGGTCATGGCGTTATCACGGTAATGATTAACAGCCCATGACAGGCAGACGATGATGCAGATAATCAGAGCGGAGATAATCGCGGTTACTCTGCTCATTGCTGCCCCCACAAACAGACTTCACGCTCAATCTCACGGCGAGTCATCAGCCCTTTCCATTGCTTACCGCCAGCGTATGTCCAGCGACGTAGCTGGTCACATGCGCCCTTGATATCGCCCTGGTTGATTTTGCGAAGAAGCGTCGATGTTCTGAAATTGCCTGCGCCAACGTTATAGACGAACGAATAAAGAGCGCCGCGCGTTGTTTCCGGTATATCGACTTTGATGTACGGGTTAATTTGTCTGGCGACAGTGGCAAGGTCTTTATTCAAGAGTGCTTTGCATTCTGCTTCGGTATACGTTTTACCGAGCATAATGTCTTTTCCGGTGTGTCCGTGACATACAGTCCATACACCAACGATATCTTTGTATGGTATGTAGCTGACACCTTCCAGACCATCGTTACCACTTGGTCCAGTGATTAACACAGATGCTATAGCAATAGCCCCGCCACTTATCGCCGCTATTACGCTATTTCGTAGTGCCGGTGACATTGCCATTCAATCTGTCCTCGCGCTCTTTGCGCTTGTAGTACCAGTTGATGCCAAATGTGCCGACAGTACAAAGAATACCAATGATGACAGCCCAGTCATTCAGGGAGAGAATGCCACCCATCGCAGTCAGTCCTCCGAAGCTGTAACTGAACCATTCTCTGATTTTGTCCATACGGTACATGCTCTACCCCTTCATTGAGGGGATTTGCTCTATTTAATTAGGAATAAGGTCGATTACTGATAGAACAAATCCAGGCTACTGTGTTTAGTAATCAGATTTGTTCGTGACCGATATGCACGGGCAAAACGGCAGGAGGTTGTTAGCGCAACCTCATGCCGCCCGCTTTCACGAAGATCATGTGTAGAAGGCCGCAGCGTAACTATCACTGATGAATTCAGGATAGCCAGTGGCTACGGCTCAGTTTGGGTTGTGCTGTTGCTGGGCGGCGATGACGCCTGTACGCATTTGGTGATCCGGTTCTGCTTCCGGCATTCGCTTAATTCAGCACAACGGAAAGAGCATTTATGGCTCGCATCGCGGGAAAAAGCCCACGGTAGAGAGTCGAACTCTACAAATACTCTTACCTGTTGTGCGCTCCGTTTCGTGGAGCTAACGGCGACGCTAGTACCGGTCTATGCGTCGCACCCTTGAGGGATTTACTAAGGCGACACGCCCGTTGTTACCCACTCAATTGGACCCTCCCCGTCGCCATCTGGGTCTAGTCAGGAATCGAACCTGCCGAGGGTACATTTGAATGGGTGCCCATTATTAATCACACCGGGCCAGTGCGCCGAATTTGGTAGCGGGGAGTCGGAAGACCCCGTGATTTTGGTTTCTTAGGCCGCCATCAACATCAAATCATCGTTTGCATTTATCTTTGTGATCAGTTTCTAAAAACCCGCAAAGTCGCCAACTCTGACGAAAACTATCGTTGTGCTGCCACAACGATAAGAGCACTCGGTGCATTTAAGCCAAGCCCCATAAGGGAGAATGCTCTTACCTGTTGCACAGATATAAAAAATCCCGAAACCGTTGTGCAGGCTCTAACTATTACCTGCGAACTGTTTCGGGATTGCATTTTGCAGACCTCTCAGCCTGCGATGGTTGGAGTTCCAGACGATACATCGAAGTGACCAACTAGGCGGAATCGGTAGTAAGCGCCGCCTCTTTTTATCTCACTACCACAACGAGCGAATTGACCCATTGTTTGGTCAAATTTACCCAACTTTATTCAAAAAGTCAATATTATGCCGTTAATATGTTGCCATCCGTGGCAATCATGCTGCTAACGTGTGACCGCATTCAAAATGTTGTCTGCGATTGACTCTTCTTTGTGGCATTGCACCACCAGAGCGTCATACAGCGGCTTAACAGTGCGTGACCATGTGGGTTGGGTGAGGTTTGGGATTAGCATCGTCACAGCGCGATATGCAGCGCTTGCTGGCATCCTTGAATAGCCGACGCCTTTGCATCTTCCGCACTCTTTCTCGACAACTCTCCCCCACCGTTCTGTTTTGGCAATATCAACGGCCCGGCCAGTACCGTGACAATCTCTGCATCTTGCACCCGGCGTCGCGGCACTACGGCAATAATCCGCATAAGCGAATGTTGCGAGAACTTGCAGTACCTTTGCCTTAGTATTTCCTTCAAGCTTTGCCACACCACGGTATTTCCCCGATACCTTGTGTGCAAATTGCATCAGATAGTTGATAGCCTTTTGTTTGTCGTTCTGGCTGAGTTCATGCTTACCGCAGAATGCAGCCATTCCGAATCCGGCTTGTGATTGCGCCATCCCCATAGCAGCCATCACATCAGTACCGGAAAGAGAGTCAGAAGCCGTGGCCCGTGGTGAGTCGCTCATCATCGGGCTTTTTGGCGAATGAAATTTAGCTACGCTTTCGAGTCTCATCGTCTTCCCCTCTTGCCCTGTTTGACCATCAGGACGCCGTTAACTATTACATGACGCTCGCCTTTGCTGTCTCGGTTGTACTTGAGCACTGTTCCTCTTGCGCAGGAAAGCATCCTTGCCACTTCAGTCTGATTGCCTCGTGTCTGGATAAGAAGCTCTGGTATCGTTTGAATTGTGGCGTTCATGCGTTCTCCAGTTCAGTGATTTTTATTCCAAGCCGTCCGCCTGGTACTTTCACGCCACGAATTACGCGAATGTCATCGAATTGCTCGTCGTCTTCCGCAAATCCGGCGTGGATAAGGGAGTCGAGTAAACCCTTCAGGATGTTATCGAGGTCGCGGCGGCGGGAGTCTGGAACGTCTGCGATGACTTTGATGCGGAGTCTTGATTTGGTGAAAATGTCTAACTTGAGTTGACGGATGATTTGCTGAACGTCTTTTCGGTATTTCTGGCCTTTATCGCTGATGTAGTATTGGCTTCCCCGTCTTCGCCAGTAGGTATTCACCGACGGCGGGTATGGAAGCGCAAACTGATATTCGTTCATGGCTTAATCTTCCCCTCCTTCAGCAGTATCGCCTGCGTCCTGATCACGCCTTCGAGGTGGTAAAGTCTGGCGTCTTTGTTGTCGAGATTATGGGTGCGTCGGTCGATTTCATCGTGACACGCGCTACAAGCCCATGCGCCGATCAGGTCGTCAGGCTTCATTCCCGTTCCGCAAATTCCAGCCATCCGGTAATGTGCCAGAACTGTAGTTTCAGGGTTGCCATTGCATACGCCGTAAATACGTACCTGACATTCTCTGCCGCGCGCTTCTTTGCGTAGGTTAGCCATTAAGCAGCCTCCCCTGTTACTTTCAGCATTCCGTTATCGAGCAGCTTTCTGGTCAGCCACTGCTGACCACGCCCGGTGATTTTTGTGGTGAACGATATCTGTATTCCGTGATTTGTGTTGACCGCTGTTTCTTTCACTGCGAAATAGCCGCGATCCATATATTCCTGCATTGGCACATTGCGCCGGGAACCTGAAGCAATAAGGATTTTGTGATCGCGCATCCACGCAAACAGTTTGTTCGGACCAATACCAACAACCTTTGCAAAGTTTCCAATCAAAATTCCGCTGGCCTCGCCAACGCGATCGGCAAACTCAACTTTAGGTGCGGCAATTGCGAGCTGGTTTTCCAGTTGCATTTTCTGCTCAGCAAGATCAGCAGCAAGGCGCAACGCTTCTGGTAGCGTTTTGGGGATATTAACCGCAGCTTCTTCAAGCTCTCGCCAACGGTCAACAAGACGAGCGGTGAATTCCGGCGACAACTGAGCGACGACAATAATGCTGTCTCGCTTACCTTGTTCGCCCTCAAAAACGTAAGCCTCTACGCCACGAAGTAATCCTAAGTTATTGATTTTTTCGAAAACCACCATTGGGGGATTTCGGATCACACCTCGAGCCGCCAGTCGTTCAATAGATTGTTTCACCTTGTCATGACGACTTCCCACCAACTCAGCGATTTCAATGCTTGTCATTTTGATGGCATTGCCATTTATTAACTCATTCATCGTCTTCTTCCTCGTACATTGAGCTATTCGGATCGCTCATCAGTTCTGCGCAGCAATCGGAGCACACGTGAACTTCCAGCACATGCAGCTTCTGACCGCAGTTAGCGCACGTTAAAGCCCGCTCGACGCTTTCTTGTTCGTAACTTCGATTTGGGTCAATCACCTTGTTTTCCTCGCGCGTTCTCTAAGCCACCGGATATCCCACAGGTGAGCCGTGTAGTTGAAGGTTTTTACGTCAGATTCTTTTGGGATTGGCTTGCGTTTATTTCTGGAGCGTTTCGTTGGAAGGTATTTGCAGTTTTCGCAGATGATGTCGGTGATACTTCGTCGCTGTCGTCTCATGCCGCCCTCCTGACGCCCTGCCCGATCGCCATCAATGCCGCTTTGGATACGGTAGTAAACATCCGTCGAGGACTGATGAACGGTCGCCAAATCAGCAGCATGGAACCTTTGCTGTTTCCCTTCTTCTCCAGCCCTGTCGATGGTTCGATAAAATTAATCCGTCCATCAGTGATGATGCGAACTTCGTCAATACTCTCCAGAGCCTTGCTGAACCATCCGACAGACATATCCTCTGGCACAAGCATCACTACCGTCTGTCGCTGTTGTATGCACTGCTCAGCGGCTTTTTCCACCCACGGCCTGATATTGCTGTACGGTGGGTTATTCCAGATTGCACCGTGGCTTACCCACTCAGAATTGAGCGCGTCGTCGGCCTCAGTTAGCCAGTGAGCACACAGAGCATTTTTGTCGCTCGCTGCCGAATCCAGCCAGAATCCAAACTCAATATCCAGTGCATCAAAAAGCCAAAGCGGCGTTTGCCAGCAGTCCTTGTCGTGTGCTGGCGTATTTGACTTGATAGTCATGCAGCCCGATCTCCCCATCTCGCTTTCCACTCCAGAGCCAGTCTCGCTTCGTCTGACCACTTAACGCCACGCTCTGTACCGAATGCCTGTATAAGCTCTAATAGCTCCGCAAATTCGCCTACACGCATCCTGCTGGTTGACTGGCCTATTACCACAAAGCCATTCCCGGCAAGGTTAGGAACAACATCCTGCTGCTTTAATGCTGCGGTAAACACACACTTCCAGCTTTCTGCATCCAGCCAGCGACCATGCCATTCAACCTGACGAGAGACGTCACCAAGGCAAGCCCAAAGCTTTCGATTCTGGTCTAAGCTGCGGTTGCGTTCCTGAATGGTTACTACGATTGGTTTGGTTGGGTCTGGAAGGATTTGCTGTACTGCGTGAATAGCGTTTTGCTGATGTGCTGGAGATCGAATTTCAAAGGTTAGCTTTTTCATGACTTCCCTCTCCCCCAAATAAAAAGGCCTGCGATTACCAGCAGGCCTGTTATTAGCTCAGTGATGTAGATGGTCATCAGAATCCTCCTTTCTTCTTGGATTGCGGTTCCTCGCGTTCACGGCGGCGCATTTCAGCAGACTGTTGGTCTGTGTCATAAATAGCGCCATTTGCCTGAATGCAATACACCGTGCCGGTATTGCCATGACGGTTGAGACGAAGGATTAGTTCGGTTTCACCAGGTGGAACACTGTCATCAAAAGCACCTTCCCGATGGATCCCCACCCAATAATCGCAATCCTGTTCAATCTGCCCTGTATCGCGCGAGTCACTTGGTAATGGGCGTTTATTGGTTCGGCTTTCCAATGCGCGGTTAAGCTGTGTCAGAAGCACAACAACGCAATCAAGCTCTTTGGCAAGGTTCTTCAGTCCTTTGGTGATCATGCCGTATGCAAGGTCGTTGCGATCGGCCTTTTCAGCGGTCATTAGCGTCAGGTAATCGACCAGAATCATGCCAACGCATCCTTTTTCTCGTTTGATTCGACGGCTTTCGCTGACGATTTGAGCCAGAGATAATCCCGGCGTGTCGTCGATGTAAAGCAGGTCGATTTCACTCAAGCGATTGGCTGTCTCGATCGCCCTGTTGAAGTCACCATCGTAATCACCCTGATAGCCGTCATCAGCGTCATTTGTCGCCGGAAGGTAAAAAATATTCGGGTTCACACCTGACTTCTGCCCTACCAGTTTTTCCAGTATCTGGTCACCTGGCATTTCAAGGCTGAACATCAGAGCGGGCTTTTTCTCATGCACTGCGCAGTTGATTGCCATCTGGCTGTATAGCGTCGTTTTCCCCATCTTAGGGCGAGCGCCAATGACAAACAGAGAGCCTTTCACCAGACCTTTCGGTGACAGCATCCTGTCCAGCGATGGGATCCCTGTGCTCATTCCTCGTTGTTCGCCTGACGGGTCAAATCGCTTCTCAAGGTCGCTAACCCAGTCTTCCATGACCTCACCAAATGAGCGAAGGCCGCGACGCGATCCGGTTTTTGCATGGTCTGTCAGTTGCGTGAAAATCGACTGAATAGCTTCGTACTTCTGCGTTGCAGTCATTCCGTTGCGGGAATAGAGCAATTCCGTCGCTTCAGTCATGCGGTTGATGGCGTAGCGTTCCATTGCGGTTTCGCGAACCTGCATTGCATAAGCAACGATGTTTGCTGCGCTTGGCGTGTTCTTTGCGATCTCAGCGATATAAGCAAAACCGCCAACAGACGCCGTTAACGATTTACGCTCCAGTTCATCGAAAAGCGTCAGGCCATCTACTGGCTTTTGCTCACGGTGCATTCTGGTTATTTCTTCGAAAAGGATTTTGTGTGGTCGGCTGTAAAATGAATCAGGCTTCAGCATCGCCAGAACTTTCTGGACGCGCTCACTGCTGTCATCATCCAGAAGCAATCCACCAATCACCGCCTGCTCTGCCTCGATGCTATTTGGCGGCGAATAAAAATTATCGGTCATCGTGTTCACCCTCACGAACTTTCAGGTAGGTATTATCGTTAAGCAGGAAATCAAATCCCTTTTTGTGCCAGACGGTTCCGCGCTGATGGTTTGGGCGCTCTTCGAACATCCATCGGCAATTTTCGCCTACGTAGTTCAAATAATTTCTCCAGTCCTGCATCGTGAACCCATGCCCGTCAAGCTGGCGGGTTATCACTCCGGCTTTGCGCCAGAACGTTCGGATCTGGTTTTTACGCTTGTCATTCAGTGCGCGGATTTTTGGCGCTTCAGGAAGGATTTCGTGGTAAGCATCGACAACATCCTGACAGCTAACGGAAGGTTTTTTCTTGTCAGACTTTTTGTCTGCTGTGGCACTCTCTAATACGTCAGTATTAGAGATATTATTTATATTATTGTTTATGGACAACCGTTGGACAACCGTTGGACAATCTCCGCTGAGAGCCGCGCCATTACTGGTGTTTGCGTTGGACAACCGTTGGACAACCGTTGGACAATTTTTTGCCTGAAAATCGTCATATTTAACGATTGTAAACAGGCTAAATTTCTTCCCCATCGAGCAAATATTAAGCATACCTTTCGACTCAAAAGTCCGTAATAAGCTCCGAACTTTGTTGTCGGGGATGAATGTTTCTCTGACCAGCGACGGGCGTCCAGTTATCATCTGACCGCGATCAACAGTTATCGGCCCGATATCCGTATTGACGACAGTAGATTCGTGATTTGCCTTGAGGATTAAGTGAAGCCAAAGATGTACTGCCTGAGAGTCCTTATAGAGCCTGCTGTCCATAAACTGGCGGTGTATAGAGACATACCCCATACTGGATGCCTCCTGATGTTGTACAGGGTTATGCCTGTAATCAGCTAACTTAACGACGCCCATGCTTCACTCCTGCTTTGGCTAGTCTGTAAACACCAACAAGGCGCTCTGCGAACGCCCTGTTATTTGCTGCGGCTACCACTAATCCCTCAGGTGAATCAGGGTGTCGAATCTCTTCTTTTTCCTGGTATTTCTTACGACGTTTTGTCATAATTACTCCTGTGGATTGATCCAGTCTTTCTACATCAGGCCTCGAAGAATTCGCCGTTCTTCGGGGCTTTTTCTTTTGTCAGCATTCTGGCTACTTTCTTAGCCAGTTCCGCCAACTCCTCGTCTTCAACACCCCATTCAAGAACAGCCAGAAGCATTCCCATTTTTGGGATGAAGCTGTCTTTCCATCGCGAAATTTGCGATTCATTAATCCCTAACGCGTCGGCAACCTTTCGCTGACCACGTACAGCAATTCGATTCAGGATGTTGCTTGTAATTGCATTCGCTTTCTTGCGAGTACTTGTAAGTTGCATATGTAAGTATTTCCTTAACTAATAAGAAGTTATGCGCATCAACTTATGCGCGTTGTATTCCCGCATTTCGGCGGGAATGAGGACCATGACTGTTAAAGAGCGGTGTTACTATTTGTTTTTCTTGTTGCTTGGGAAAGGACGAACTTCCTCTCCAATCACACTGCCATCAGGCTTTACCGTAACCATAATGTTACGGCCTGCCAGAATGGCCTTGCTGATAGCGCACTGGATTACACCAAAGTCACTGGCTGCTTTAGCCTGTCCATGGATTTTGGCGTAATCGGCAAGTGTCATTCGAATCATATGCACTCTCCGTTATTAACCATGAACAAAGAATACTACAGGTATTCAAAGCAATCAATACTTAGGGTATTTTTAGTTTAAGTACCTTAGCTATTAGAATTAAGCTATGGAAAATAAAAAATCACTGACGACAGAACAGCTGGAAGACGCTAAGCGGCTTAAGGCTTTGTATGAGTCAAAAAAGAAAGAATTGGGAATAACCCAATACTCAATCGCTGATGAACTGGGTATCACCCAAGGAGCGGTAGGGCATTATCTTAATGGCAGAAATGCGCTAAACGTTGAGGTTGCATCTGGTTTTGCACGATTGTTGCAAGTCTCAATTGCTGATTTTAGCCAGTCAATTGCTGCCAAGGTTGCAGAACAGGCAGAAAGCCTTAAGAGCGATGCCAACGTAAGGTATGCAGGGGAATACAGAGCAGGAAAGAGGTATCCGGTGTTAAGCAGTATCCAGGCTGGCTCGTGGTGTGAAGCATGCGAACCATACACCATTAAAGACATAGATGTTTGGCTTGAGTCTGACGCGCATATTCAAGGTAATGCGTTCTGGCTTAAAGTGGAAGGTGATTCAATGACGGCACCGGTTGGGTTAAGCATTCCAGAGGGAACATTCGTTCTTTTCGATACCGGAAGGGAGGCGATCAACGGCAGCTTGGTCATAGCAAAACTTTCTGACTCTAACGAAGCAACATTCAAGAAGCTGATAATCGACGGCGGAAATAAATACCTCAAGGGACTTAATCCTGCATGGCCTCTCGTGCCAATCAATGGAAACTGCAAGATTATAGGCGTTGCAATTGAGACAAAACTCAGACTGGTTTGATCACGCAAGGGGGCGCTTATGGTTGGAACCGCTATAGCAAGCTTTTTTGGGATGTTGGCAATCTCGACAATTTACGGCTTAGCGCATGCTTTTATTGCGAAATCTCTATCAGAAAAAATAAGCCAGGCTTGGGCGCATAGATCAGCTCGTTTCATGATTCTGGTGATCATAGCAATACAAGGGATATCTGTATTTATCCTCTATGGATCAAGCTTATACCTATTGTATCAAGGCGCGACATTTACGCCTTACACCAGTGATTACGGAACTCTATACGATGGTAGTGAAGACATCACTGTGGCTTGGATCGTCTTTGGTTTATCTATGGCCGTGTCTGTTGTAGCAGACATCATTAAGGTAATTCTCGTCTTAACCTTCGCTGACTAACCTATAATCCCGGCAGCAATAGCTATCGGGATCCACTTCACATATCCCGCATAAAAAGCACTGAACAAGCAGACACCGAAAAAATAAATATCCTTTGTATTCATTTGCTTATCATTATTTCATCAAAAATAAATACCTTGAGTATTTACACAATAAAATACCTACAGTATTCTTTAGCCATCAGCAGGAAGCTGGAAGCCAAACGGAAAAGATTGGCAGGCTCTTTAACATTGATGGGATTGTCCCGCCGAAATGCGGGAACCAAAGAGTAGTTGGCTTTGGGGTGACGTGAAGTGCAGCTGCAAGACGGCAACCGGAAGATAAGCACCCGGCGCGTCACCGCCAAAGTCAATCATCGGAGGTCAACATGACAGTAGTCATTACATATCTGGCTGACGATAACGCCAGAAATCGCCGCAGAGCACGCAGACAGGCTCAACGTGAACAGGCAATGCAAGAGCAGCGACTGGCACGAAAAATTGCGCTAAAGCTCTCTGGTTGCGTCAGAGCAGATAAAGCAGCATCACTCGGAAGCCTTCGCTGCAAGAAGGCAGAAGAAGTCGAGCGTAAACAGAATCGTATTTACTACCGCAAGCCACGCAGTGAAATGGGTGTGACCTGCTCAGGCCGCCAGAAGCAACGCGGAAAATCAATTCCAGCTTATTACGATTGAGGTGAGCCATGCTCAAGAAAGTCAAACGCCGACTTTACAAAGAAGGTAGATATTCATGCCAGTTGCCAAAATGCGACACAACAAAATGGAGTGTCGATGATTGGTGTAACTGGATAGATAGATACGGAACTTGGTGGGATAAATAACAGGTAACTTAAGCGTATTTACTTTCGCAGCAAACCACTTATTTGAGGTGAGATATGGAAGAAGAATTTGAAGAGTTCGAAGAGCATCCGCAGGATGTGATGGAACAGTACCAGGACTATCCGTATGACTACGACTATTGATAAAAATCAATGATGTGGACAATTCAAGCGATGCAATGGATGCAAGCTGCAATCGGAATGCATGGTTAAGCCTGAAGAAATGTTTCCTGTAATGGAAAATGGGAAATATGTCGATAAATGGGCAATACGAACGACGGCAATGATTGCCAGAGAACTTGGTAAACAGAACAACAAGGCTGCCTGATGGTGGCCTTTATTTTCTTATTTGAGAGGAATTAATATGTCATCAATCCGCTTAACTACGAGAATGAAAGAGAAAATCGCTCGTAACGCTTTAATTAAGTCTGGGGTTTTCACTGAGCTTGAAGAAGTAACAAAGTTAAAGAACCAGCTTGCACTTGACGCCAGAGTTATTGCGTTTGGCGGTAAAAAGAAAACTGAGGAAGTGGATCAGTTATCATCCAAGTTGGTAGCTATAAGTGAAGAACTTGAAAAGATGGGGTGTTCATTTTACTCATACGATTTTCGTTCTACTTCAATTTATCTGACTGTATCTGGCAGAAGGGTTGGATGGCATTCATATGGGAAAGACGGCAACGGCGAAGATATATTTCTCCCTACTCCAACCAAAGATAAATGCATGTTTGACGCAGAACACGAAATAACAAAAAGGCTTGATGAAATCTGCGCATTGCAACAAAAACTTGAAGCCAAGAAAAAGGATATCGAATCAAATGTATGGGCTGCTTTAAACTCAGTCAAAACAGTTAAGCGACTTATTGAGGTTTGGCCTGAAAGCAAAGAGTTGCTACCAAAAGAAGCAGATAAAGCAAGTACAGCACTTCCTGCTTTACGGGTAGAAGATTTGAATAAGATGATTGGACTTCCTTCCGAGGCCGCATAGTCGGCCTTTATTTTTAGCATAAACAACAGAATAAACACTGCACTGTGTATTCATTCCAACGAGTGAATACACGGAGCAATGTCGCTCGTAACTAAACAGGAGCCGACTTGTTCTGATTATTGGAAATCTTCTTTGCCCTCCAGTGTGAGGGCGATTTTTTATCTGTGAGGATATGAACAGATGTCAAACATCAAAAAATACATCATTGATTACGACTGGAAAGCATCAATAGAAATTGAAATCGACCATGACGCAATGACAGAGGAAAAACTTCACCAGATTAATAATTTCTGGTCAGACTCTGAATACCGACTCAATAAACACGGCTCTGTATTAAATGCTGTATTAATCATGCTAGCGCAACATGCTCTGCTTATAGCAATTTCAAGCGACTTAAATGCATATGGTGTTGTTTGTGAGTTCGACTGGGATGATGGAAATGGTCAGGAAGGATGGCCTCCAATGGATGGTAGCGAAGGAATAAGAATTACCGATATCGACACATCAGGAATATTTGATTCAGATGATATGACTATCAAAGCCGCCTGAGAGCGTTTTTAAAGAATACAACGAAGGAGGATATATGAGTGAAGTAACAGATTTAGTTGTTATTGAAAAAGCAAATGCAATGACTGTATTTCAGTCTGCCGACCAGATTGAAGAAATCCTTCAAAAGGTTGAACGTGAAGTTATGTCCTTTGTGCCTGATATCACAACGGCAAAGGGCAGAAAGGAGATCGCTTCTCTGGCGTATAAAGTTGCGCAGACGAAAACATATCTCGATGGTCTTGGCAAAGACCTTGTTGCTGAACTGAAGGAAATTCCAAAGCTAATTGATGCCAACCGCAAGACAGTGCGCGATCGCCTTGATGAACTGAAAGCCAAGGCACGCCAGCCTCTTACTGATTATGAAGAGGAACAGGCGCGGATTAAAGCCGAAGAAGAAGCTAAGGCAGCAGCTGAAGCTCTCGCAAAGCAAATTGAGTCTGACCATGAAATAGCGATTTTGATGGATCGCGAATTTGACCGCCAAAGAGAAGAGGCAAGACTCAAAGCGGAGCAGGAAAAGCGAGAGCATGAAGAACGCTTAAAAAGAGAAGCTGAAGAGAAAGCCAGAGCAGAAGCCGAAGCAAAGGCAAAAGCCGAAATTGAAGCAGCAGCAAGGCGAGAAGCAGAAGCTAAGGCCGCAGCGGAACGTGCAGAGCGTGAACGCATTGAAGCCGAGCAACGAGCACAGCGCGAAGCAAAAGAGGCAGCAGAACGAGCTGAAAGAGAAAAGCAGGCGGCAATTGAAGCAGAACGCCGAAAAGCACAGGAGGAGGCTGAACGAATCCGGCGCGAGGCTGAAGCAAAAGAGCAAGCCAGAATAGCAGAAGAAAAAAGAATCAAGGAAGAGGAAGAGTGTAGAGCAAAGGATAAAGCTCACCGGAAAGAAGTAAATAACAAAATACTTGCTGACCTTATCAAGGTTGGCGCATCAGAAGATGTTGCTAAAAATATCATAACAGCCATCGTAAAAGGCGAAGTATTCGCAACAAAAATAACCTACTAATAAAACCAACATAAGGAACCACCCATGATTTACGCAATCGCGGGAGGCGCTCGCATGGGTGCCTTCCAATTAAATGAATCTTTACTTGAACGAATCACCCGTAAATTACGTGACGGATGGAAAAGAGTTGAGGTCTTATTATGCGCAATGAAATAGCCATCAATCACCAGATGCTTCGTGCTGCACAGAACAAAGCAGTAATAGCCAGATTTATTGGTGATTCAAAAATGTGGCTTGAAGCAAATAAAGCGATGAAATCAGCTATCAACCTTCCGTGGTATCGCAGGAAATGAGTTTTACAGATAACTGGTCAGACGAAGAATTCATTCGTCAGATGAAAGAATTAATCGGTAACGAAGGAGATATTCATGTCACTTGCAACCACAGTGAAGGAGAGCAAGTTACAGAGACGCATGTACACGCAGCAGGCGTTAATGTATCGCCAGAAGGGAGATCGTGAAGGTGTTCGCGTATTTTTAAATGCGGCAAAGACTGAAGTATTAAATCAGCGTTATTTCCTTGGGCCATGTCCATTCTGAGAACAATCATATGAGCAAAGAATTTTACGCAAGACTGGCAGCTATTCAGGAGAATCTGAACGCGCCAAAGAATCAGTACAACTCATTCGGAAAATATAAATACAGAAGCTGCGAAGACATTCTTGAAGGCGTTAAGCCGTTACTGAATGGCCTGTTTTTATCAATCAGCGATGAAGTTGTGTTGATTGGTGATCGGTATTACGTGAAAGCCACGGCAACTATTACCGATGGCGAAAACAGTCATACGGCAACCGCTCTTGCACGAGAGGAAGAAAGCAAGAAAGGGATGGATTCTGCACAAGTTACGGGAGCTACAAGCTCTTATGCACGCAAGTATTGCCTCAATGGTTTGTTCGGCATTGATGATGCGAAAGATGCAGATACAGACGAGCATAAACATCAGCAGAACGCAGCAGCAAAGCAATCAAAACCATCACCTACATCTGAACAGGTTCTAAAAGCATTCACTGACGCAGCAATGCAGAAAAACACCGTGGAAGATCTTAAACAGGCGTTCGCCAAAGCGTGGAAGATGCTCGAAGGCACACCGGAGCAGCACAAAGCGCAGGACGTTTACAACATCAGACGAGACGAATTAGAAGGAGCGGCTGCTTAATGGCACATTCGATTACTGTAAGACTAAACAAGCCCGCAAGAGAGTTTCAGGCCGGGGAAAATATCGGATTCAACATCCGTGCTGGCGTTCAGTATTACGATCGCCAGACAAAAAAGAAAGAATGGACAAACTACAGCGCCGTTGTATTTGCCAAGCCGGGAGCGCAAGCGGATTACTACCGTAGTGTTCTTGTTGAAGGTGGCATTGTGGAAATTACCGGAGAAAACATCAGGGTTGATGTTTATCAGGGGCAAAATGGTCAATCAATCACTCTTGAATTACTGAATGCAAAGATTGGATTTGCAGCTTCAGGAAATGGCCCGCAGCAGCAAAGTAGTAACCAGCAGAACACTCCTGTATACGACGATTCCATCCCATTCTGATTCAGAAAAATAAGGATTTAATCATGCCAGCGCCTCTGTATGGTGCGGATGACCCGCGCCGCTGTTCCGGCAATTCCGTATCGGAGGTGCTGGATAAATTCAGAAAAAACTACGATCGGATAATGTCGCTACCGCAGGAAACGAAAGAGGAAAAGGAATTTCGCCATTGTATATGGCTTGCAGAGAAAGAAGAGCGCGAGCGAATTTACCAGACATCAATCCGACCATTCCGCAAAGCCACATATACCCACTTCCCTGAAATTGACCCGCGCCTGCGTAATTACCGCTCACGCTATGGCGCTATCAGTAATGACTGAGGAATTTACCATGAGAGGACTTGCATACAATCCCGGCATTCTTCCGGCAGAAATGATTATTCGCCAACGCGTAAAGCCAATGCCATCGAGAGATGAATTGCTTAAGAGAAAGAGTTTCGGTTCTGTTAATGACAACAAATATCTGAATGCGATGTGGCGGAGTGGGAAGAAATGAAACAAATGACACTAATTGAGATGGATGGATTTCTGAAAGGTAAATGCATACCACGAGATTTAAAGGTTAACGAAACAAACGCTGAATATCTGGTGCGTAAATTTGCTGAAGCGGAGGCTAAGTGCGCGGCGCTGGCGGCGGAGAATGCGAGACTGAAGGCGATATGTGAGGATCGCCGCACGTTCATTATGAATGGCGTGCAGCTTGGTTTTATCAAGGTGCCAACAGTGGAAACAGATCCAGCTCTTGAAACAATTCGTATCGCCATATCACCACAAAAAACCACTCCTGCGACCGATGCTTTCTTGGATGAAATGAAGACTGAAGCACGCAAGGAAGGGGCTTACTTTGTGGCGAACAGAATGTTGGCTGCCTGGAAAGCTGGTTTTATTGATGATACTGCGAAGAACGCCGAGGATATTGCCCGGATGATTCTTACCTCTACTGATTTTATGGCTAATGCGCCGGAAGGAGATTTTGACCGCTCATTCTCTGATGGCGTTCTCGAAGATATCGCCGAACAGCTTCGTAAAGGAGTCATCCAGTGAGCGAGATTGACTATCAGGCACTGCGTGAGGCGGCAGAAGCAATAAAAATAGTAGCCACACCACAAAAATTGCTGGCATTTCGTATGAAAGTCACACCGCAGGTTGTGCTGGAACTGCTGGATGAACGGGAAAGAAACCAGCAATACATCAAACGCCGCGACCAGGAGAACGAGGATATTGCGCTAACGGTAGGGAAGCTGCGCGTTGAGCTTGAAGCAGCAAAATCAAAACTCAACGAGCAGCGTGAATATTACGAGGGAGTAATCGCGGATGGAAGTAAGCGCATAGCAGAACTGGAAGCACGGGAGGTTGTACTGCCGCGTGCGCACGATGTTCACCCATTAGGGCCGCAGTCGGCGAAAATTTTTTGTGAGTTTCACCGGAGTATCGTGAACAGATGCGCCGATGAGATTCGCAAGGTTGGCGTCAAAGTCAGCATCAAGAGGAATTAGGGATATGGCTGAACTAACCAAAGAATGGCTGAAGCAAACTATCGCTGAATACGAAGCCAATCGTGATGAATTACCGTTTGGACTGGATACCAACAGTGCCATTGGGCTTCAGGCGTTCAAGTTGGCGCTGGCATCGCTGGAAGCAGAGCCGGTGGCGTGGAAGGTAACTTTCACGCAAATTGACCGTGAATATAACACGTTCACTGGTATGTATTCTGACAAAGCAGAAGTCGAACGGTGGGTGCGGCTGCATAAAGCATGTAATTTTCTGGCAGATATAACACCGCTTTATACCGCCCAGCCAGTGCCGGTAACTCCGGATGGTTGAATAAGCTGTAGTGAGCGAATGCCCGCTCAAGATGATTGGATTTTAATTTATTCAAAGCACGGCGAGTATATGGCAGGACAGGTACAAGGGGAATACGTGGAGTTGAGCGACGGCACTTTATCGTGGTTAGGGAACGCCTTGTACTGGATGCCGCTACCAGAACCGCCGCAGGAGGCGAAATGATGGACTCCTTCGCGAAATATACGATTATTGACTGGATAGCCTTCCTTCAGGTTTTGCTCATCTGGTTTTATATGGCTTACAGGAGTGGACAGTGGATTGTCAGTGTAGCCCGTAGCAAGGGATGGCGTTGGTGGAACCGAAAGAATAAAAAAGCACTGGCCTTGGATTTGTTTTACGAAGCATTCAATCTTAACAGCCTTCAGCCTGGTTCTGTCATTGTAGTCACCACTCAAAGCGGCATGACCATTCAGATTCATAAACCAAAAGAGGAAAAATGATGTGGCCTATATGTGTTAATTGCGGACGGATGTGCCTATCTGGATGGTGCCGAAAGTGCGACAAATGCACGAAGAAAAGACAATAACAATCCTCGCACTCGCGGGGATTTCTTTTATCTGAACTCGCTACGGCGGGTTTTGTTTTATGGAGATGATAAATGCACTTCCGAGTCACAGGTGAATGGAATGGAGAGCCATTCAACAGAGTTGTCGAAGCAGAGAACATCAACGACTGCTATGACCACTGGATGATATGGGCGCAGATAGCGCATGCAGACGTAACAAATATTCGAATTGAAGAACTGAAAGAACACCAAGCCGCCTGATGGCGGTTTTTTCTTGCGTGTAATTGCGGAGACTTTGCGATGTACTTGACACTTCAGGAGTGGAACGCTCGCCAGCGACGCCCAAGAAGCCTTGAAACAGTTCGTCGATGGGTGCGCGAATGCAGGATATTCCCTCCTCCGGTTAAGGATGGAAGAGAGTATCTGTTCCACGAATCAGCGGTAAAGGTTGACTTAAATCGACCAGTAACAGGTAGCCTTTTGAAGAGGATCAGAAATGGGAAGAAGGCGAAGTCATGAGCGCCGGGATTTACCCCCTAACCTTTATATAAGAAACAATGGATATTACTGCTACAGGGACCCAAGGACGGGTAAAGAGTTCGGATTAGGCAGAGACAGGAGGATAGCAATCACTGAAGCTATACAGGCCAACATTGAGTTATTTTCAGGACACAAACACAAGACTCTGACAGCAAGAATCAACAGTGATAATTCTGTTACGTTACATTCATGGCTTGATCGCTACGAAAAAATCCTCTCCAGCAGAGGAATCAAGCAGAAGACACTCATAAATTACATGAGCAAAATTAAAGCAATAAGGAGGGGTCTACCTGATGTTCCACTTGAAGACATCACCACAAAAGAAATTGCGGCAATGCTCAATGGATACATAGACGAGGGCAAGGCGGCATCAGCCAAGTTAATCAGATCAACACTGAGCGATGCATTCCGAGAGGCAATAGCTGAAGGCCATATAACAACAAACCCGGTCGCTGCCACTCGCGCAGCAAAATCAGAGGTAAGGAGATCAAGACTTACAGCTGACGAATACCTGAAAATTTATCAAGCAGCAGAATCATCACCATGTTGGCTCAGACTTGCAATGGAACTGGCTGTTGTTACCGGGCAGCGAGTTGGTGATTTATGCGAAATGAAGTGGTCTGATATCGTAGATGGATATCTTTATGTCGAGCAAAGCAAAACAGGCGTAAAAATTGCCATCCCTACAACATTGCATGTTGATGCTCTCGGGATATCAATGAAGGAAACACTTGATAAATGCAAAGAGATTCTTGGCGGAGAAACCATAATTGCATCTACTCGTCGTGAACCGCTTTCATCCGGCACAGTATCAAGGTATTTTATGCGCGCACGAAAAGCATCAGGTCTTTCCTTCGAAGGGGATCCGCCAACCTTTCACGAGTTGCGCAGTTTGTCTGCAAGACTCTATGAGAAGCAGATAAGCGATAAGTTTGCTCAACATCTTCTCGGGCATAAGTCGGACACCATGGCATCACAGTATCGTGATGACAGAGGCAGGGAGTGGGACAAAATTGAAATCAAATAA